TACGTCGATAGCAATTGTAGTTGCGCCTGTTAGGTCTGGAAGTTCTGCGGGTGGAACCCACTCTGACTTTAGCGAAGGGCTGGCTATTTTAAGCTTCATCTTTAATATCTCTATCCTCTGTAAAACTGTCTGTTCTTACCCATTTTGCAACTAATGTTAGCCCCCCAACATCTCTACTTAAAACTATTCCATCTAATTCACCTAACTTTGAACCTTTATGAAACTTCACCCAAGGACAATCACCTTTATACTGTAGGTGGTTTGGTATCTGTATTTTATCTGATATTCCATTATCCATTGATTTTCCTTTTTGTTGCTTCAACTTCTCTCAGCATTTCAACGTCTATGCCGAGATTATCAAGTTTTTCGCTTTTTCCAGAAAACTCTCCCCCAAGAGCGCTATACCCAACTTTATCTATCCAAGAATCATCGTGATCCAGAGTGTTAAGTAGCCGTGCTGTCTTCACCCAATCCATCATCAACACAACGTGTTGCGCGGTCAGTTCGCCGTGGCTTACCAGTGCGCCTTTCATAATAATGTTCCAACCCTCCGCTATTCTGTTGTGGTTGTCGAACGCATCGCCGTAGTCCTTGGCGCGTTGGCCGTTTATCAGTTCTTTTGACAAATCCAGTATTTCATCACGTTTCATTGTAGCGACTCCTTTTTCCACGGGCATACTTCTTTTTATTTCCCTCTTGCCGGAACTTTTCTTGTATTAAGTTTATCGGTCCATCAAGACAACTTGGGGAGTAAACTAACACCAGCGAATTACACTTAGGACAGGAGAGGTTAGTGACCATGCTGTAATCCTCGTGCATACATTCAACGTCTTCACCCTCGTTTGCGGCTATTCCTGTGGAAAAGCTTTCGACATCACAGTCGTGATCTCCTCCCCAAATAAGTTCTGTCTTACAGTGCCAACAGTTCATAGGTCATAACTCCTTGTAAAATCTTCTGGTTCAACAATAAAAAGGTTCTCTTTCGCACGGGTTACACCAACGTAAAAAACGCGGTGCATATCGTCTGGGTTAATTGTCATCTGTTCTTCTGACGCTGGCGAAAGGTCCGTGAACAACACAACGTTGTCCGCCTCTCCGCCCTTTGCTCCGTGAATTGTTGACACGGTTATACGCGGCTCGCCGTTAAATCTTTCCCCGCGTCGTAGCATTGCAATGATGTAGGCTCTTTCGTTCTCTGGAAGTCTGTCCATAGCAACGTGCCAAACCATATCTTCTGTAGCCAGAAGTCCGTGGTCCGCGGTCAGCGATATTAGGCTTACGAGGTCTGTATCTTCTAGTGCGGTTAGTTTTTTAAATCCCCTCGCCACGCGGTCTTTAGTTGACATAAAGTTGTAGATCTTACGCGCCACGGCCCCGTTGATTTCTCTTCCTTTACGCAACTGTTCCCATCCGTTTACGGCGTCGCTAAGATTTTCAGAGATGGATCGGTGTCCGCGGTTGTTGAACAGGTATCCAGACGAGCGCAGTTCTCCGGCTACTGGGTTTAGTTGGTATCCGGCTTGCGCCATTATGAGCCACGATCCCTCGGACATGTCTATCTCTTCGATACTGAAGATCCGCCGGATTGACCCTTGGGCATTTTCCTTTGGCTTATATTCTTTAAGAAAGCGCTTTTTAATGCGAGACACGACCCGCTCTGCCAGTTGGTGTATTTCAAATGGAACACGGTAGGATTGGTAGAGAGTTTCTGACCCGCCTTCCAGATTAATAAAATGATCTACATCTGCGCCTGCCCAGCGGTAGATGGCTTGGTCATCATCGCCAGCGCAGTACATTCTGTCGGACTTCTCATCTATAATGTGGGCAATGTCCCACTGTATAGGAGAGAGGTCTTGCGCTTCATCTACAAAGCATAGGTCAAAGTTAGGGCAGTTCCCCTGACCCTCTTTAGGAAAACTTTCCAGCATATCGGTGAAGTCGAACAACTCCATATTCTCTTTGTACATACGCAGACACTTGTCCACATAGGTGACTGTGTTCCACTCAACATCTATGCCGACACTATTATACTGATCTCTGAGCGGGATCTTCCGCATACGGGCTAGGTTAATCAGACCCAAGATAGGATCAGTTGCTTTGACCGTGCTGGGGATATCATCCTCATAAAGGCTGGTGCGGGTCATCTGAAGCTGTACGCCCATCTGATTAGAAAGCTCGCGATAGTTCTCTTCTTGCATCACTTGTTCGGGGCGTATGTCAGAACAGGTTAAAGCAAGACTATGCAGTGTCCGGAAGTAGAACAGGTCTTTCTTGGGATCTAACCCAAATCGTTTCGCGGCACGTTCTTTTGCTTCGTTGGCGGCTTTACGAGTAAAGGCTAGGAAAGCAATGTTCTTTGGAGCAACGCCCTTTTGAAGAGCGTCATCGACCATATTAAGAAGTCGTGTCGTCTTCCCCGTTCCCGGTGGGCCGAATATTCTGAACACTGGTCCTGTCCTTTCTGTATATCTGCCAGACGCGCTGTTTGCTTATTTCAAACAATTTAGCGACGGCCGTCTTTGTCATGAGTTGCTCTTCAATCAGTCGAACGATCTCTAAGTTTCTTTTACTTGGCGGTGGTCTTGTCAAAACGGGCTCTCCTGTTTTGGAGTAAAGTCTGGAGTTGTAATATCTATGTCTCCGACCTCGAAGGCGGGTATCTGCCAGACGCGCACTGCGCGGCCTTTAATCTTTAGAACCGTGCTGTCTCCGTTTATGTCACGAAGGCGCTGGGCAATGCGGTGGGACTTATACTCAAAGAACTTGTTCTTCTTTAGAAAGTTCTCGAAGTCTTTTAGGCGGAAGTAAGTTACCATTGCGTCCTCATCGGTCCAAGGGCGGCGGAGTAAGATCTCTTCTTTATCTTGCGCCTGCTGTAGGAAGCGACAGAACTCTTCGAGGTAGTCGTAGAACTGTCCGCTTACACTGGCATCCACTGCGACTTCCATGATTGCGCTTTCGTTCTCGCGCATTTCGGTAAGCAGGGAACTGATCCGGCCTTCCCACTGTTGCTTTGCGGCGCTTCGCGGCATGAAGTTCAATTGCTCCATGCAGGCTTTTTGAAACATGGGCTGGCTCATCAGGGCGTCAGTGTCTAGCTCCAGAGGCTCGCCGTTTACATCCATAAACCAGACAGGCGGCGTTGAGTTGTACTTCCGCAGATTTGCTACCGTGGCGTTTTGCACGGCGGAGCCGATACCAAACTTACGGGTCTGGCATAGCTCCTTGTTACAGTGCGCGTTGATCGGCGCGTCGCTACAGCGGTAGGCATATTCTTTGCGCTCAAGCTGTTTTGCAACGACTGTGACTTCGCTTAGAGGCAACGGCGGCTCAAAATACTGCATGTTGTAAGTAAGGATCTCTGTCTCCCAGCTATCTGGGAACGCTTTGCGTAGATACACGCCGATATTAAACAGGCCGTTGTTGCGCCCACCCTCAGATATTTTCTCTTTAATCAGGTGTTGCAAGCAGGGCGGGCCGTCTCGCATGGGCGTAGTTTCGGATGCCTCGGTTATTTGTAGCTTTTGTATTTGCTCTGGCGTTTGGACGTGCGTTTCGTAAAGGTTGTAGAACTCTTTTAGCGTGGCTGAAGTGCCGTCATCTAGGATGCCGTAGCGTAAACCATCCTCTGAATTATAGTAGGGCAGGTTTAGAAAGTTGCCTACATCTCCACGATCTAGGTGTAGCTTTATCTGCTTTGGAAATACTTCGCTCTCGCCGTAGCCCAGCGCGGCGGCAATACTTTTCAGAGACTTCTGCATGTCCCGTGCTTCTACCCAATCCTTACAGAAGAGGAAGCAGTGCGCCCCACCAGACTTTGATCGGCATACAACGAGCGGAAGTTTTAGTTTTCTAATCTTTTCTAAAAGAACCTTGTGGTCCAGCGGATACTGGTCAATATCTACACAGCCCCACTTGCACATGTTATCTGCGTTAATCGGTATGATCCCGATAGAGTTGCCCTTACCAGAGAGGTGGCCCTCCCAAAGTTCCGCGGTCCGCGTTTCACGAACGATGCCTGCCTTACCTGTATTCTTACCGTTAGACTGAGTTTTTTCCACCCGATATGTGCCGTAAGCTTCTTTTAATCCATCAAAGATAGATGAGAACTTTTTAACTGTCATGGTTATGTCCTTGTGGTGGGGACTGCCGAAGCAGCCCCCTAGTAAAACTTAAAACGGGATGTCGTCTGAAGCGCTTTTGTCTTCGTCGTTTTGATGTTTTACAATCACATCGCCCGTAAGCACACTTTCGGAGAAAGACTTTGCTTTGGCGTAAACGTCGGCATCTTGCACTGGGTTTTCGCGGGACATTTCCCAACCGTGCCAGCTACCTTTAGAGTTCTCTTCGGCTTCCGCTTTGATACGGTAGACGTGAGAGAAGCGGGGTGGTGTGAACGGACCGTTCTTACCCTGCATTGTCACTGACTGAATCATGCTGTTCCACTTACGGCTTTTCTTTAGCTGTGTGGACTTCATTGCAATCAGCGCAGTTTCTGTTGAACCGTCTTCGTTGACGATCATAACGTAGTGCTGGTGAGTTTCTTCAATGTAATCACCGTCACCGCCGATAACGTAGTTTTTGTTA